AGGTGGTCTTATTCTTTACACCGTTAGCTGTACGAATAGTACCACGCAACTTAGAGCCTTGACGCTGGTACGCCATGTGGACGCCAGATTCAAACTCCTCGATAAAGGAGACATCAATTGTTGGTGTTGCCATAACACCCTCCTTTTACAAGTTACAGTTAAGTTTTGTTCTTTCTGGTTATCTATCTACTTGGGGTCGTTTCCGATTATCCCTTGCGTCAAGGCCTTCTAGTACAATCACAGTTTCATATAAGCCAAAATAAGAAAATTCACATTATCCATTTTGTCTTGCTAGTTGAGCAAACCCTGCTCTTACTTTTGAGATAAAAGCTGGGTCTTTCTCTTTCCAATAGCGTGGGTCGTTTTGCATGGACATTAAGTCCTCACGACTAATACGCTCTTGAAACTCTGTGTTTGAAGTCATGTTAAACTGAGGCTGACCGTTCAGTTCCATCAATTCTTCAAACAATTGAACCATACCAGCAGATGCTGGGACATTGGCAAATACGTTATAAGCTTCTGGGCTTAGATTATTATGCGCCCACCCATCTACACGCTCTAAACGCTTTTCAGCATATTCGCCAAGTGCTTCTGATTCTTGATTCCAATCAGGACCTCTCATGGCATCGATTTGAATATATTCATTCATCAAGCCATTAAATTCATCCTGAGATAAACCGTAGTTATGTGCAGTAGTTCTAAACCAATCTACCATCGGGTCATCATCAGCTACGCTGTACTCAATGCCTTCTGGTGCTTCAAACTGCAATTCATAGTCAGCAGGGCTGATAGGTGCATTGCTTGAAGCTTCCTTGTTTAGCTCTTCTACGATTTGATTTCTTAATTCTTCTTTGCGTGTGTAAAACGCTCTTTCCAGTTCGCTATAGCTATTCGCAAGCTCTTCTGGCCTGTCAAACTTCTCTGGAAGCCAATCAGGTCTTTCTTGAGTAGTTTCCTGAGGTTGCTCCGACTCTCCAGTCTGAACCTCGTTGGTTTCTACTTGTGCTTCTGCTTCTTCACTCATTTAACAATCCCACTTCCTTAGTGCTTTGTTGATACGACTGTTAGGGTCATTAGCCGTCTTTTTGGATGTAAGCTTCTTTTTCATACCCATCATTCGCTTACAAAAACTCTTGCGTCTAGCGGCTGCTTTTGGAGAGCGTTTAGCTTCCTTTGCAGATACAGGACGTTTTAACTTACCGCCTTTATACGAAGCTCTACCTTTGGCGTTTAGACCGCCCTCAGGGTTTTTGCCCTCTTTACGTTGCCAAGCTGGTGATTTAGCCATTACGTCCTCGCATAAGTAGGTTTCTTACCACCACCGCTAGGGTTAGTGGCACGTTTACGTCTTACTGCCGCAGTTTTTTGTGCTTTAGTCATAGAACTTGCTTTAGACTGCGGAACACATTTTGGATACTTTCTTCCATCACCCATTTTACGCCCACAAGGAGGATGTTTTCCGCCTTTGGTCGTTGATATATCTACCCATTTCTCATCAAACCATTTGGTGAGGCTCATTTGTATTTGCCCCCCATTTTCTTATACTGCTGTACCAGTTGACCCGAAGCATAAGCAGAAGGCCATTTCTTGACCCTTGCTTTAACAATAGCTTTTGCTCTTGCGTATAACGCTGGGTTTGCTGGTTTAGCCATCAGATTGTTTCCTTCCGTGTTCGCATCTAGCTTTCATAATAGCAACAATCCATCTAGCACCCTCTGCATGGGCTAGAGTTTCGATTCCAGTCCCTGCAGGATATATGTTATTCGTTGTGAGCGACTCCAAGTAATGTAGAAAATCCTTTCCGACACCTGAGCCGAACAGACCATAGGCTTTACTATTAAGGTCTTTGTCAACTTCTTTGCTGTATCCACGACCATCGACTGAAACATTTATTTTCTCCTTCATTGCGGTATTCCTTGTTGAGCTTGCATTAGCTGTTGCATTGTTTGTACATTCTCTTGTACTTGGCTTGCTTCAGCTAAAAGCTCCTCTTGAATACCGAACTTAGCGGCTAGATACTTAATCACAGATTCTTGATTGTACAGCATTGGAGTTATTTCAGGTCCGAAGGTAGAAGCGACTGTCTGTTGGAAGCGTACAAAATCAGACACGTCTTGCTGGTCTTGCGCTCTGAGGAGGGGTGAGACCGGAACGATACGCAATTCCCTGCCATCTACCTTCGGTATGTCTAACAGCCCCTGCTTCTTGTAGATATAGACAACACGTTCTACTAGCGGCTGTAAAAACTCTTTCTGCATACGACCAGCTACAGCACCCATATCTCTAGCTACATCAGCTAGTCTCTCGGATACTTCTGTCGCAGAAAGTGGTGTTCTTGCATTAGGTCTGGTGTCTAGCTCATCAATAAACAACGCTTTGCGTACATTTCTACGCATATCGTCCAAAACAAGCTGTGCTACGTCAAATCTACCAGCACTCTGTAATGGTGATATTGTTGACCCAGGACTTCTAGGAATAAAAGTTCCGGGTTGTATCGTGATGTTGTCAGGATTAAATACACCATCGTCATCATATATATAACTACCAGCAATAGCCATTTCAGCATTTTCTAAAATCAACTGTACTGTTAAGTTTAGTGTTTTGATTGCTGGCATAGCTTGAAGAACAGGACCTCTTCCCCATACTTCAAAACCAGACTTAGACCAGCGTGTAGTAATCCAAGGAATAGAACCGCGACCCTTGAATGTATCCTTTATCAAGATTTCGTTATCTGTCTCAGATATCAAATAGTATGTGTATTCGTCTTTAAATCTGTTTGTTTCATCATAGATAGTAGCTTCGACAATCTTAGTCTTACGAGTAGGATTGCGCTTTTGCTCAGACAGCATCTTTTCAGAGTATTTAGCTTTAGGATATCGATGCTTTACTTCGGTGATATCCATATTGTTGTTCCATCTGAACCAATCGGACACACCATCCATTCGACCGGGTAGCAAAGCCAAATTAGTTGGGGGTACAGATGAAAAATGCAAATCGCCTTGGAAACGACCCTCTTCAACAAGAAGGTTCATAGTTCCAATACCTAAATCCTGAAGACCTTCATGCATCTCTGCATTGAAGTTAGAATTACGCAAACCTTCGTGAATAAGGTCTGTAATCCTATCCAACTCTTCATCTAACGACTTGCTTCTTAGTTCGTCTGGAAACTCAGGACCGGGGGCGAGTCTAAATGCACGACCATTAGGAGGAAAAAAACCAAGTTGTAGGCGACTAGCAAACTTAGGAAGACCAACAACAGCAGTTTCGTCATAGATATTTTCTGTTCTACGATTTGCACTACTTTCCTGAAAGAAGCTCTCACGATGAGGAATAACGTAATCATAGATTTCCTCCCACAAATCTGTCCAAGAGTTCCACCGACCCTTGGCCTTTTTGTATCTGTCCATGACACGTTTTAGCTCTTGCTTTGCGTCACCACCAGAAACGGTTGGATTGCCGTCACCTTGTCCTGCACCGTACATATTAGCTCCTTAGTTCCTAATAGAACCGCTTGATTGTGGTGGCGTACCGCCCATTTGCTTTCTTCTAAAACCTGTAAAGCCAGTCATGCTCTCTTCCTGAAGTGAACGTTGACCAGCTAAATTTTGTCTTCTTACCCTATCTTGCCTTTCAGCTCTAGCTTTAGATTCAGCTTCTTCTCTATCTAAACGCTCTTTTTCAGCTTTCTCAGCGGCAAGTTGCTCTTCGCTTTTTCCGGGCATTTTAGGTTTGCTAAATATGCTACCCATCTGTGTCTCCTTTTTCATCAAACATGAGTACAGCTCCATTATTAAGCAATTCACAATAGAGTTGATAGGGTGTTAAAACCCAAAACTTGTTTAAGCCAACGATGTGTTTAATAAAAGAAACACAATACATAAGCCTTGGCATATAAATTGGCTTGTTTTTTACTTCTACTTCTAAACAAGTCCAATAGTTTATCATATTAGCCCACAAAAGGTCTGCTTCCCCGTCTGTATAGTTCTCAAACCTAAAACCTTGGGTGCTAAACTCATATTTAGTCCATATTTCATATTGAGGGTCATATTTAATGGCAAAAACGTGGCTAAAACCTTCCCTGTGCTTGGTAAAGTGTTTCCACATCCCTATATTCTTGCTTTCGCAAAAGCATATTATCCATTTCACAGCCCTGCGACCCTTCTGGATAGTCGGTTTCTTGCTTTCAGTCTCGAAAATGGGTTTCCTGACCTTTCGACAGTGGTATGGGATGAGGGTTTGTTCCCACCGAATATCACCCTACGGCCTTCACCGCCCCCTAAGAATGCATATTGCAAAGCGTCATGTATATGCGAGAATCTGTTCTTAGAAGGTCTTTCTTCGTATCTCTCATTGCCCATATTATATGTGCGCTTGTATTGATAGCCCCCTTCAAAGCCAGCAATTAAAACAGTGCAATTAGGGCTAATTTGCATGCAAGGATAACCATCAGACATACGATTAAGCACACCTTCCACGGCTTCTACCCTCATAACCGCATCATTACTTGGTGCTGGATGTGCATTTATTCCAGCAGCTCTCAGTATCATAAACGGTGTTTGCTCAGAAGTCTGCGCCATCTGATTACCAGCAGGGTCACCCACAAATTTAAAACTATGCTTTTCCCAATCGTTCTTAGCGATTTCCCTTTTAAGGACTTCGGCAAATCGTCCAGCCCCCATATCTTGACCAATAACCTCATGGAATACCGTCCACCTTCCACCAAAACCTTGCTGAGTAAACACTGCGCTGGGTGTTCTGCCAAAATCGATACCAACTATTATCTCTACACCATCAATAGGCTCAATAGGGGACTTGGCGACATGCGTTTCTTTTCTAAAGGTCTGATACACTGGTTTGCCGTCCATTAGGGCTTGGTATTCGTTCAATACATATACTTTTACCCATTGTGGGGTTTTGCCCAAAATAATCTTGTCATAATAGTCTGGCTGTATGTTACTAAGGTTTTCAGCCTTGCTATTCTTCTCATACCCCGTCAGATTGCCTGATTCGTCCCTTTTTTCCTTCATAGCACCGGCTTGAGTGAAAAATGTCCAATCATCCGGCTTTACCAGCAATAACTTCTCATCTGCCGCCATATATTCAGGGGCTGGCACTTCACCAGCCATAATACCCCACCAATGCGTCTCATCAGGAGCATTTGTGTCCATAATAACGCCAAACCAACTCGGACCGCCATCACGCATAGAAGGGAAACGACCAACACGCATAGTACACGCATCAACGATAGATTTTGGAAGCTCTCTAGCTTCATTGAGCCAAACGCCTGTCAATTCCAAGGACAACAGCTTTTTTACGTCCTCTTGCTTGTCCAATGCTAAAAAGATGACTTCCAGCTCAACAGTGGTCTTATCTCCAAGTGAGAAGTTGACAAGATGAGTGTAGGGAGGACTCCACACAAACTTGCCAACTTCGTCACCGAACCAATCCCGCCACGTCTTAATAGTCGTGGTTTTCAATTGGGGATTGGTATTACGAATGACTGCCCATCTTGTTCTGCGTACCCCAGCAGAATTAGGGGCTTGATTGACAGCCTTCCGCATTATCTCCATGCAACAAGTCACGGATTTACCAGAGCCAACAGGACCTCTAATACCTCTTACAAAGGAATTATCCTTCATAAATGCCTTGGCTATAGACCCAGGAGGTTTGTAATCCAGATTCATATCAATAGAACAGTCTTTGCTTCGCACCCTTTGTAGCACCAAGCAAAGCTCTTCTGCTTGCTACAGATGGTTTGGAAACTGTCTTTGGCTTAGATGTTTCTTGAGGTTTTTCTTCGGTAGTAACCTCTTCCGTTCTTTCTACAGGTTGCTCACCAGACATATCCATGGCCGCCCTACCCTCAGCAAATGCTCTAACATTCTCTACTGCTTGCCTTCCAGCAGTCGATGTTACTGCCGAACCACTAGATGACCTGATAATATTACCTGATTTACTCCGAGCATAGTAACCTTTCTGGTCTTCCATTTCAGCCATCTGAACACGGCGTTCTTCTAGTTCACGCTTCTTCTTCTGTTGTGCATATTGCATCGGTGCGTCATCGTAAGTCGAACCGCCCCCTGACTCACTTCCCATAATCGCCTTCTCCTTTAAAAAAATATTTTTGTCAGTACAGACTTAATGAAGTCCATTTCGTGTGCAATTCACCTTCTATGGGTTCAGTGCTAGTTTTTCAAGGCGGGTCTCTATATAAGCCAAATTAGCATTGGGACCCCTATCCTAGTCCACGTTAAAGTTTATCTGCACCGCAGTACTAGGCGTTCTAACAGCATCCTGTCTTAATCCTGCTCTGTCCATCAAGTCTCTAGCGGCTTCAAGTCTTACATACTGTGACTTGCTATTCAGCAGTTCTCTCATCGTTGCCATTGCCTGTGTTGCGTCCCATCCCAAAGTCATCATAGCCAACTGTTGTCTATACTCTATAACATGTTGTTTTTTCAGGGTTGTGTAAGCCCATGCTTTGTTTCTACCCAATGCTTTAGCTGCTTCACTTGGGTTGCAACCGTTATGCAATATCATGTGTACTAATTCAGCTTGCGGCTCAGTCAGTTTATCATTCCCTGCTTGAGCTACTGGTGCATGTTTCTCTATCTCATCCATTGGGACGATAGAGCCTTTATACTTCTCTTGCTGTTGTTTATCTGCTGTTGTCATTTCCAAGACCCGATTTGCTACGGACGTATTATAGGTATACTTCATCTACGGCTGTCAACTCACTTTTTGCATCTCATTGTCTTACATATCTTTTATAGGTGGATTTCGACAGTTTATCTCTCAAGTAGAGTGTCGAAATCAACTGTTTCGTACCCCATCGAGGGGTACTCACAGTGAGTTAGCACATGCCTTAACTCTCTGGCGGTCGTGGCAAGACGGCATCAGAGACATCCTAAGATTTGTAGGACAAATCTAAGGTGTCTTAGCTGATTTGCTTGCGAGTCATCACGCTGAAGATTGACAACACACACACACGAGTTGTGATGATATCATGGAATGATGACTCTTCGAACACGAACCACTGCGCTAAGATGCAAGCAATCCGGTAGGTTGCTTCCATCTAAGCTGACGTTATGTAAAGTATTTCTTTTGTCGGTCTGTGCATAACCTGTCGCCGTACAGTGGTGCGGCTCTGCGTCCTGACAAATCGAGCCTGTCTCTCGACAAAACAAATCCTTGACATTTCGCAACTCATAGTCGCCCCGTCTATATCATGCACAATCGTGTGTATGTGTTAGCCCTATAACGTAGAGGAGAAACTCATGGGTTATTACAAAACATTACTAACAGACCAGCAAGAAGAACAGCGTCTTGGCAACATTGACCAAGACTACGAGAATCAAGTTACATCGGAACTTGAGCAAGCATTAGCTGACGGTGACACCGAACGTGCAATGTATCTTGCATCAGTCATCGACATAACAATCCAATAAGCCAAATCGGGGTAGGTGATTAGCATCTACCCCATTACGACAAGGAGAACGACACATGGTTAGAGAACATTTTGATATGACCAGAAACTTAGAAGCAGAACAGATTCAGTTCTTGTGGAAAGAATACAGTCGGTTGATGGAAGAGTTATCGACAGAGACAAACGCTGGTAGACATGGACTTCTACTAGACAGACTCGATGACCTTTACAACAACAAGATAAACGAAGCATACGATGCATACTATACAGTGCATGGTGAGCATTACTTTGACCAACCAGAACTACCACACTTGGCGTAAGGAGAACTAGACATGCCTTTTGATATTGACCTAACTAACATTGAACCTACACCAACCAAGCTACCTACGCTGGATGATGTAACTACCGAGTATCTCGACAACATCGCCAAGCGTCTACAGTTTGACACATTCTCAGAGCAAGCCAAGCGTTCATACGATGAGGCATGGCAGATGCACTACGCTCAACTTGAGACAGCGGCTATCATGTTTCATGGCGATGGCAATGACTTGACACTCTGTTGCAAGCTCATTGATTCTCGCATCCGCAACCTTGAGTATCTCATGGATGACATTCATAACTATGCCAACCGTCTCAAGAACGAGAACGAAGACCATGTAATTTCTGACCCAGAGATTACCGTCACCCAGCAGTCAGACATTGACAACCGCATTGAGCGTATGCGTGAGCAGTACGCATACATCAAGAATATGCACTACGTCCTCAAGACCAAGGTACGTCCTGAGATAGAGAGACGCACAGGCTACACGATGGATGCTTACAAGTCCAAGCAACAGCTTGA